GCATTGGTGACTATATCGTATTCAATCCGTTCATGCCTATCCGAATACTTACTGCGGAAGTGGCACTTACCTATGAGCCATGCTATTTCTGCGAACTCTCGTGCTTTACTATCCAGATGGTAAGCCATATCCATATATTCATCTGCTGGTTCACCATTGATAAATCTTTCAGGTGGTGATTTAAATAACATCATCCTTGCCTTCGCAAATCTCGGTACAATCCGCATACCGAATGGCGGCACTTGTTCTAATGATGATCCTGGAAACCATTGAGCCAGATGTGTATCTAACTTCTTATTGTAATAGAAATCAAGAGCAGTATCTTTCTCGGCAATCTCATCCTTTTTCAAATCGTTCTCGGCACGTTGTACAGACTGCATGACTACATCCCTACCGAGAGAAGGAAGCATCACTTTATCGTGAAAATTATATTCCATAGATTACCATTGTGAACTTGTTACCAATCTCTGCACCACAGGATATTTTAGAGCTATGTAATATGAACAAGCATCTAAAGCATGAGTGAGAGATATATCTTTTGTCTTATCAATTTTCCCATCCCTTGATCTTTGCACTTGTTCTAAATCTTTTATCAGGTATGTACACTTAGGATCAACTGTCATCCGTATCTTACCATTGGCATCTTGAAGCATCCGATTCAATGCGTTGATTCTATCTATGATTGGTGGATTAGCCTTCTTTGAGATCACATTAAAACCATTTTCCATAAGAATTACATGATCACTTTTATTTGAAGTAGTTGATCTATTCCTTCCAGAACTATCTGGATATACATTGATGTTTGGTGCGACCTTCTTCATCGCTTGTGCGAGTTGTTCAGTATTAGAATTGGATTGTCTTATCTCATCGAAATAGTGTATCGTGCCATCAGAGTATTCACATCCAAGTACAGCCGTCATGTAATCCACATTGAAATCAATTCCCCAGAATAGATTAGCGGTTAATTCTTCAGCCTGTTTAACATGAATCTTACGATCAAAGTTGTATGCGGCACGGCTTCCTGTACTCACGAAATCAGCAAGGAATTCAGTCTTGTAAGTCTGTTCATCCATTGTTGCTTTGGCTCTTTCTATCTCATCCTTTGGTACAAATCCACCCTGTTCTGTAGTAAACTGCCACGACTTCCAATCAGGATCACTTTGGCCCCGTAAGTAATAATCATATAGATGATCAAATGAATTAGGCGTACCAATGAATAAGGCTTCACCTTGTGTTGTTGTCAGCATCGGATAGATAATCTCTTCATATACATGAGGCTTGATGTATGAGAATTCTTCCATCACAACCATATCCAATCCAGCACCACGAAGATTGTTCTCTTGTTCAGAGCCTTTAAGAGCAATCTCTGAATCATTCGGTAGCTTAATTGATAAGTCTGATTCATTTATAACCGCACCTTCATGCTGTCTCATTAATGCCCTGAGTATCGGCCATGTCGTGCTTTTTAATGATCGGTATGTTGGCCCTACTATCCATCTACGTTCACCTGGTTGGATTTCTTTTGTTAATAGCCACATCAGACTTAAATAAGATTTTCCCCATCTGCGACCAGCTACCACCACTTTGAATCGGTGTGGATCGAGAATGATACTCTTGCGTAAGTCGTTGGCTTTCCAATTATTAGTCAAAGCTCATTATCTTGATTGGTTCGGTCTTGGTAGTTACTTCTTTGAATTCTTTAGCCTTACCTTCTGATCTATCAGATAGATAGGATACAGCACCGAGGCTTCCATTCATCGCCATCCTATATACTTTGCGGATCATCCGTTCTTTGTTTGTCTTGCCATCAACATCTTCTTCTTCAAATACTTCATTGATTATATCAGCCAATGCACCTCTCCTTCCATTAGGATTAGCATTGTTTCCAGGCTTGAATTGCACACCAGCAGAATTTCCTTTGGCAAATTGCCCATTAGCCCGTCGATTTTCCGTCGTTTCACTCATCGACTAAAGCCATCACAAGAGGTTTGTTAATTTTATCCATAAGATTTTTAACTTTTGGTGAATCAATTTCATATACATCGAACTCAAGCCGCCAGTTGTGAGTTGTCTTGAGGTTCTTAATCCCAACCAATTCTACATTGAGAGTAATTCCCCTATCTTGTTTTTCGATGTCTGGCATTTTAATAGGCTCTCGAGAACCATACCCGTCATTCCTGTCTTTCGCCCACCATTCGATTATTCATTGGCGAGTAGGGGAACGGATCACCCCTCTACTTATATAGGGGCAATCACAACCTATTTATATGTTATTTTGGATGATTTCACACGCTTTATGGAAGATTTTGGATGCGTTTTGTTGCGTGTAACCGTTTAATTTTCCTATAGTTGTGAATGAATATCCCTGTACTAAATAAAAAAATAATATTTGTTTCTGTTCGGTTGTGAAAAGATGCCAAGATCGTTCAATCGAATAGCAATATCTGATTTCATCTAATTCAAAATCGTCCCTGGTGAATAGATATTCTACTGTGATCTTTGTTACGTTTAATCTGTTTACTGCTTTCTTAGCTAAATCTGCCGCTTCTTCAAATTCATAGCCGTTATTGTCTGGTATTTCCATTAGTACCTCGGTATGTGGAATTATTTATAAATATTTTACCTTTTTAACATAATGATCAAAGGTATCTAATCGAAATGGCTTTGCGTACTCTTTGAGGTCTCGATCATATTTGAAATTATAATATCTGCTGTATTCATCACTCGAAAAATAACCATTAGGAACATAACGAATCCTAACCCCATGAACAATTTTTTCGTTTTCGGCAAATTTTTCATAAACATCTTTTGGCTCATCGCTATTATACATTTCTAACCTTTTCCTTGAATTCGGTCTCCTAATATTGGGAATTTGATCATAATAACTATATTCCGTTCCTCTTATATCAAAATCCTTGATTAAATAATTTTTTGATTTATCCATATGTGTTCATCGTAGTATGTTATAGATTGTTTCGATCATTCGATGTTTTGCGATTTTACCTGATTGACCTTCTTTCAGGATTCTTTCAGTCATGGCGATCTGGATTCGCATTTTGTTTGTTTCTTCTTTTAAGAATATTATCTCACCTTCCGCTTCTAAGATCGCAATATTCTGTTCACCAACTTTATTTTTCAGTTCTTTTATTTCAGTTATGAATGGTATCTTCATTTGTTCTTATAATCTTTAATAGCATAAAAAGCTAATGTGAAAAAGAATACAAATATGGAAGCACCCAACATAAACACACCCAGCATAAACGCTTGTATGATCCATTCAGTTATTTCAAGTATTATCATATATCCTCCCTTTGTTATGTGAATTGGTTCAATGAACTTATCGGAAGTACTGTGGCATTTGCCTTCATAAAGCTGAATGACCCAAAATCTGTTCCTTTATTCACGAACTTTCCTTTTTTAAAAAACTCATCACAAGTAATCCATCCCAAAATCCACCCTGAACTATAATTATTTAATATTCGCAAAAATATATAATAATCAGCGTCCTGTTTATGAACTCCATTTAAATCATGTGAATTAACAGTACAAAAATAATCCTTTTTAGGTTTGAATTTGCATGATATGGTCTTTATTTCTAATCTTTTTCCCTTTTTGGATATAAGATCAAAATCATAATCATCGGAATCTTTTTTAATTCCTAAATAATCCATGATAATCTTTTCACCAACATATCCAGTCAAAATCCTCTTTTTTTCAGAGCCAAATTTACTTAAATACTTCACACCCATATCTTTATTGATTGATGTAGATTTCAATTTACTTTTAGCGTAATCTATAGTTGATGGTGGTATGGTTATATATATCAATTTATTTTTTATTTCTTATGGGATGTGATGTGAGTTTTTTTTCTAATTTATTTATTTTTTTCAAAATGAAAATCTGAGTTTCTTGAATCTCTATAATGGTATCAAGTATTAAATGATGTGCTTTTATATGCTCTATATCCACTCTATTCTCCCTTTAATTATATCCCCATCATGGTAGCATCCACCAAGGTTGCTCAACCATTTATCACACACCTTTTTATTAGATGCAAGTTGCACTTTAGATGGGGAATCATTTTGGTACACTTCTCATGTTGGTTTGTACCGTATTTGAATTCTTTTTATGTCGTATGTACGGAGTTCTGCAATTCAAACATCGGAATACAGGAAATTTATTTGCGGCAGTAAAGTAATTTGAATTAGTTTCTTCCAGATGTTCCGATGCACAATTAGGGCAAGTATCTTCATCCATCAATACACCGAGATTCGGATGGTTCTTGATATAGGGCCTGATTTTTAGATACAATTCTTCAAGACCAATCACATCGTATTTGTTATAATAAAGCATATCATCAAGAGCCTTAGAACTACCAGTAACACAATTCTTCCATAATTCAAATCCACCAAACTCACTCACATTAATTTTATTGGTTAATCCGAAATATTTAGTAAGATATGCCTGTTTGTAAGATGGCAGAGCAAACTCACGTCTTGTTATTTTTAAAGTATCTACAGTCTTGTATGGTGATGGTGGCTCTATCCCGTTTGTTATAAATCTCGCTTTTATCTTCCGATCATCAAACCTATCTAAATTATGGCCCACAATAATATCTGCTTCATCTAATAATTTGTGTATCGATTTCACGATTCTTTTATCGTTTCTATCCATCGCTTCATCTGCTGTGACCAGATCAGACTTAGTATCTTCATCATATAGCCACTTAGCTACCCAGCTCAACATACACCAATCCTTAATAATATTATCATGAGGTATGTATTGCTTATATAATCCCCAGACATAGACTTCCATCGGTGCAGTTTCAATATCTAATAATAAAATCCTGGGTAAATCTTTTGTGCTTTTAATTTCTTCATCTAACGAAATATTGAACTGCTTATTACACGAATAGCAGACATATCTTTGTGAACATTTTTTACCACTCATCCTGGAATATGAAAAACCCTTTTTTACTATATGACCACTTCCGCATCTTTTACAAATCATATTTGATCCTCGCACCTTTCACAAATTACTTTATCTTTTCCATATGAAACGAAATCTTCATAATAGACACAAGTTCTTCTACTGGTATTCCTGGTCACCGCCTGATCTAATTCGTAGCACTTTCTACACTTAGGGCAATATTTTATTCGTAGATCAGCTTGAACGGCATCACGATTGCTTTTCTGTGCAACCGTCTTTGGCTTGTAGAATGTATGATAGATCATTTTGCCATCCTGGTTAAATCGTAATTAGCACCCACGCTTTTAAGATATTCCGCATGATTCTCAAGCATCTTTTCCTTTGTTAATTTCTTTTCCCTAATCGCTTGAATATCATCTTGGCACATTTTCAGGAATATATGCAGTTGGTCTTTTTCATTTGTCGGTAATGGTTCAACAGGATCATATACTTGATTTATTACTGTTTGCTTTTTATCGAATATTGCTCGGATTCTTCCCAATTTGGGAATCTGTCCAGATAGCTGACCATTCGGAGGTGAGCATTCGTGCATAATATCAGTCCATCCAGCTTTTACAATATCCGATGAATATGTTTTCATCAGATCAATCAATTCGTTATATAATGGTCGTGATCCTTTTATATCCAGGAATTCAAATAGATCATTAACTTTGAAACTTGCCTCCTGTATAGACATTTTTTTCATAATGCTCCTTAGGTTTAATAAAATCCGATCTCAACCAATTCCGAAATGCAGATTTATAATTAGCGTATTTTTTTCCGTTTGCTTTTAAATAGTCCTGAAATTTATCGAATTCAATCGAAACATCAACCTTATCAAATTCAGCCTGTAGTAAATCTAACTCTGATTGTATTTTATCAATCTGTGATTTTTTTGAATTTTTGCTTTTGTCTTTGTTTTTAACTTGAACTTGAACTTGAACCTTATCTTTATCTTTATCTTTCACAGTTGATGAACTGTTCATTAACTCTTCATTTCCATCAATAAGATTCATCAAATTATATTTTTTTAATCTATTTAATACTGATTTATGAGCATTAACCCGTTTATTTAATATATTATATTGGAATTCTATAAAATCATTTAGGAACCATCTTTTTCCATCATCGAATTCATGATATTGTTTTACGAATGTATCTCTTATTTCCTTTTCTTTTATTCCGTTGCAGAAATATGAAGCCAAATCAAAATCCACTTCCCAGATTCCAGCATGATCACATTGATCTAATAAATACATCCAGAATACTTTATGGTCATTTTTTAATTGACGGAACCACTTTTTTTTCCATTTATCCGTATCTGTAAATCTTTTAGCCATTTTGTCTCATCCTTTATTAATTTTTAATCTTTCCGCTACAGCTTGCACCACATTCACCGTGACTGCATTACCGCATTGTTTATATCTTTGTGTATCGGACATTGGTTTGACTTCGCCATCAAACTCACCATACTCATTCCAATCATCTGGAAAACCTTGTAATCTGCAACATTCTACTGGTGTTAATCGCCTGATCTTGTTTCTTTCATATAATTTTGGCATGTGATGTGCATTTGCAAGTGGTGGGCAATTATCTTGTGCTTTTCTATTATATAAATCCAACGCTTTCACATCATCTTTTTTTAAATCATTTTGTTGTAAAGTTTCATCTAATTGTTTATACCCATATTGCTTCACCATCACACCATGTTGATCTTGTCCAGTTAAGGTAAACATCGGTTCGCCATCTTCCTTAAATCTTCGCCCATTCTGACGTTTCTCAGCCCGATTCGGTGTGAGAACTGGTTGTATTGTATATTGTTGCATCCCAGTATCAAGTGTCTGTGCTTCACCTTTGCCTACTCTACCACGCCTGGTCTTGCTATTAGGCACGGATAGATTAATCGAGTCACCTTCTTCTGCTTCTGCATATCCTTTCTTGGTTGCTTCTGGGACTAACAATGGTGGCATCATACTTGGTTCTGTTTCTGAATGTTTTACTGTCATTAGTGTTGGAGAGTTACCATCTTTTCTTATCCTTAATCCTTCATCATTTCTATAGTCTGCTATCTTTATCAAATCCATATCGCTATGATTACCACCTGAATGTCCACCACCGCTAAGATTGGCTGCATAGTGTTGGTTATTCTTCTTTTGCATCTGCTTATCCACTATCACGAAGTTGTTTTCTTTTCTTCCACCTTCTCTGGTGGTGATTGCCGTACATAGTTCGGTTTTTGATTTTGTCCTGGTTTGATTGACGTTATATGTTCCACCATCTTCTCCGATAGGAAATACTTTTGATCCACTTCTGTCTCCAATATATCCGACAAGGTATATCCGCTCTCTATTTTGGGGTAGCCACCAGCGAGTATTAAGTAGTTGGAACTCAACGGTATACCCAAGGTCACTAAGAACTCCGTAGATTGTAGCAAATGTTCGTCCATTGTCGTGACTAAGTAAGCCTTTAACATTTTCGAGTACAAAGTAATCGATGGGAGATTTAGCGTCTCTGTAATGTCGCAAAAGCCGTGCAATTTCAAAAAATAGAGTACCTCTGGTGTCATCAAATCCTTTTCGCTTTCCAGCCATGCTGAATGATTGGCACGGAAATCCTCCACAAATGATGTCAATGTGATCTGGGAGATCTCTTCCTGGTTGAATAGCTGTAATGTCACCTAATTCCACCGCCTCTGGGAATCTGTGCCTGTAAACGGCACTTGCATATTTATCAATTTCGCTGAATCCAACCCAATCAAATTCATATCCAGCCTGTTCAAAGCCTTTGTGGAACCCACCGATTCCACTAAATAGGTCAAGCATTCGCATCTATTCATTTTCCAGCATCAATTTTAATTCTTTTCTGAATTCTTTATTTATAAAATCTCGTTTCTTTTTAATTATATTGGATCGTGTATTCAATTCTTTAAATTTTTTCTTGCCTAATCTTTTTATCATAAATTCTGTATGCTCTAATGGTCTGCCGCCTAAAAACCTATGGCATCCATAACATAATGCGGTACAATTATCCAGATCATAACGGGTAGCCCACTTACCTCTGCCATGATAGTGGCTACAATGCAATCCCATCCGAGATGTTGAACTTGTAGGATCGAAACCTTTTGAGCATCTTTGACAAGTCCAACCATCTCTGGAACGGATGATCTCCGAGAATAAAACATCTTGGGGCCATCGTTTAATCATTAGAAGGGCAACGAACCATCTTTTTTATTTTCAATCAGATTCAAAACGATCTGAACATTCTTAGACAATAAATTATATTGTTCTTCTGATATTTCTTTCTCTGAAAAATCAGTATTCTGGCAAACAATTTTAACTGCTACCTGGCGATGAATATCATGCGTTCTCGCATCATTCGTTACTTCTACTGGTTTCACATTAGCAACAGTTTTTACATCAGCTTCGCCTTCTTTATGTACTCCCCAAGTTACAGGCTTGGTATCATGTTTAATGATTCTGAGAGTATCACCACGACCATAATCAGAAGTGATCATATCATTCAGTTTAGGTGATGCGAACATTATCGTGTCTACATTATCATTCAATACGGTATGCGAAAAGTACGGCCCATTTGCACCTTCTTTTTCAAAGCCATTATCGAACTTTAAAGTGACAATCACAGGCTCACCTGGATTGAATGTTATTCTTGGTTTATCTGGCATATTATAGCCTCCATAGGTTTATTATTAAGTGAATTATCATCCCCACAATTAAATACGGGGCAATCTTTTGCAGATAGAAAATAAATGTTCCTATCCATAAATCCAATTTATCAATCATGATGCCTCCTTTTCTAATCTTTTTAATACATCTTTGGTAATATCAATCTTCTGGCCGTTCGGATTTTTCAGAACCAAAGATAATTGCGGTTCTCTATATTTGTATTGATCGAATCTATGATCAATATCCCATAGTAATTCATCGATTGTATTCCCGTTTGCATTACAAAAGCCTAAACCGAATTCAGTTTCATATTGGATTTCAGCATGATATTTAAAATCAAATGGTACGTACATTATGTCACCTTTTTTATTTTAACGCCAACATCCAATTTCTCAAGGATTTTGACGAGTTTCCTCATTAGCCTAACATATATATGACTTTTCATAGTTTTGGGCTTTACGATGGTAAATTTCACGTTCTCAGCCATTCAGGGCCACCCTTTCAACTTCATCAGACCACTTATCCATACAAGGATCACAAACATAGATTTTATCACTTTGACAATGTGAGCATCTGTGATCTTTGAATACATCCGAATCACGTTTAATTAATCTTTCCAATTCCTGATCCATGATCTTATTTATGGTTTCAACTTTTATACTGACGTTGTTCAAAAGATCAACTAAGTGACTATGATTCAAACCGTCTAATTCCAATTCAGTATCCGAATAGATTGATAATAATTGATTTTTTAATAATCTCAAGATCACCAATTCTGATGATTCCCAAGATAGTTTTTTACCAAGATATATTAGTTTCATCACTCACCCCCTGCATTTTCTTTTTCAACTATATTATTAAAGCAGGTTACCGCACTATTGTAGCTTCCGAAGAATTTGACATCTCTTTGACTTCCGTCTTTATAAAAGTCCTTGACTATAAAAGTAGAACCATGCTGACCAAGTTGAACCTTAATACCATTTGGTCTGATTGTTTCACCTATTGTTTGTTTCATATCACTCACCCCCTTCAAACTCACCACCCCCTTCAAGAGGTTGAGTACATTTCCAACTTTCAGGTGCTTCATCTTCGCCTTCAACTTCATGTTCCCACGAAATCCCAACTTCCTGTAATGCTTTGAGTGTTGAAGTAGCTAAATCCCTTTCTTGATTAAGCTCTTGCATTTCATCATCAGTAATATTCCAATCAGTCAAAGCAACCGTCAATCTCACCCTTTCTTTTTTGACCAATTCAATTAATAGGTCTTTTTGTGTTTGTTTCATTGTCTCATCCTTTGACACGGGGGGCTTGGGATGCGATGAGACATTGGTCGGTTGACCGAGAAGCCCCCCATTTGTGTCATAATGTTTGTTTATTGATTGTCTCATCATTCAGAGTATAATATGCAAACAGTTAATATACAAGAAAAAAAAAGCGACCATTTCTGGCCGCCTTTATTTTGACAGGAACGATGGGATAGGTTAAATCTTTTTTACCATGTTTCAGTAATATCTAAAGCAACATCCCAGACTCGATGAGCAACTTGAGTAGAACTGAATCCGCTATTTGCCAATCTGAACAATCCATAATCACCTTCTGTTGTTGATGAACCATCTATAGTAAATAGAAAAGGTAAATGTTGCCCTAATATCCTTTGATAAAAAGAAGCGTGTAAATTATCAGAATCAAACCAATCACTTGCTGTAGTCCCATGTTGATTCGGTGCGAATACATCGGTATCGGTTAAGTGGCTAAATTGCATCGAATGATTTAGCCTTCCGTATCTTCTTTGAAATGAATATGTATATTGTGTAGCACTATCTTCAATATTCCAGGGTGTTGTAGCCGCCCATGTAGGTTGTCCAAAATGTGTAGAATTGGCATAAGTCGAACCACCTACTGATTGCTGTAAACTTGTGCCATCATAATCTACAGTAGTGGTTATGCCTTGCTGTGGTGGATGATTCCAATCTACTATTTCCCCGAAGAGTATTGATCCGATCAAAATATCAGCGGCAAAGTTAGTTGTAGCATTAGTATCTGATGTAAAGGTGATTCTTAGATACCTATTATTTGATTCTTGTGTAGGCCAGGTGATTAATGTCCATCCGTTAGTGGCTGGATCAAGATCAGTAGATACCGCATCAGCGGCCGCATTTATGACTTTTGTATGGTTTCCAGTTGTTGAAACAATCGTTGATGTACCAAATCCTGAATCGTCATCTGTTTCAACCGTAACAACCGCATTTGCAGTATGTAAGTTATGATTCAGAATAGCAAGAAAAGATGATTCAGCCAATGAATCATTACTGAATTCTGTATCGTATTGAATGTAAAATTGTTGATTCTCTTTATCAATCACAACATGATTTGATGGTTTCATATCAAACATATCAATAATTGAACCAGTATCGAAAGTAACATCCGTAGTATTGTCATCCTGAAGGGCTGTAATATTTGCTAATGCACTCCACCCATGTGCTAAATTATAAGAAATCAAATCTACAAATGCTCTTGGTGTTCCTATTCTATTGTAACCCATATCTTAACCCACTTCTCTTACGGTTATGCTCACCTTGCCTGGTGAACGCTTTAAATCTATAATCATATAATAGTCTGCCCAATTATCCCCAAATGGTTCAACAGGCATATCACCAGCCGTATTTGAGAATTGGATGATGTCTCCTGTTTCAAGATTGTAACTCACCGCTGGATTAACAATGTCGCATGATATAATCTTTCTGACCGTTCCAAATATGTTCATATAATAATCAGCGAATCCATCATTAGGATCACCTCCACCAGGATTAGCATTCCCTGGCTTGTCAATATTCATATCCAATTTGACTTCTTTGATATTTTCTTTGCTTTGAATATTCCAATCGGTTCTCGGATTGTTAGTTGTATCCTCTGATGTCACGTTCAATAAATATTTGCTTGTTTCAGCTGGATGTCTTTTATATTGAATATCCATTTTAGTCAATAATTCAGAAAAGGGCGTATTAGATATTTTTAGATTTTGTATATCTTCTTTTTTTAATGTTTGAACCACATCACCAGAAGAATAAGAATCCTTGACCAACCAATACGATCCACTCCCATCATGGCGAAGTTTGAAAATGAATCCAAATTCATATTGTATCTGCTCTAATACTTTTTTTAATTCCACAGGCTCTAATGCCCACCATGCTATGTTCCATGTTGCTGTATTAATCCTTTTATCGTGAACATCTAAACCAGATGACCAATTATATATATTCGCATCTGAATCATCCCAACCCGTAAAACGATAAAGCATATCACGATGAGCATCTAATCCAGTACCAGCTACTCCTGAACCACCAGAATAAGATGATGCCAATCCATCACCTCCTGTATATAGGATTTTCACAGCATCCAGCTTTGCAATACTGCCTGAGATGTTTTCAGTATCAAATGCGAGTTTAGTTTGAACTATAAATTGAACATCGGATAAAAAACCAGATATGACATTTGGAGTCTTGCCATCATTTAAATCACCATAATTAAATGTGCAAGTATATCTTACTTCTACAGTTGATGGCATTTTCCCAGCAGTTAATTGAGATACAATATCAGCCGTTGTATGTGTTGCTACCCCAGCAGTTGAACCATCAAGGCCCAAGCTCTGTGATGATGTTCCGCTTGTAGAATTGGTTGCCATAGTAGTGTATGCAGAGTCATCAAGTTTATTATATTTCATCGCTACAGATAAAGTACCAGCCGATGCAGAACCATTGACTAATGAATATCCACCAAAAGCAAGTTTAACTAATGTTACTTTACCACCTATCTGTGGCACATTATAAATTGCATCCAGATCAGACGTAGATGTTGATGCAACTCCAGCAGGAGGTGTATGTGTCAATGTAGTAAATGTAGCTGTAGTATCTGTATTGATAGCTGTAGAACCAGCTCCAGATGCGGTATCAAAAGCATTGTACGGATTTGTAGTAAATTCATTACCACTTCCTAAAACTTCAGGCTTGAACCTAAATGACCTGAATAAATCCAATGGTGCTTTAACCGCATTCCCTCCTTGATATGAATCAGTATTATTATCATATGTATTACCGCTACTATTTAAGGTTGGTATGAATGAATCAATATTTTTTTCATAAAAGTGTGGTGTGCAAGAATTGGCATTATTTGGTGAATTGCCTGTATCTGCACCTGGCATTAAACAATAAAAATTAGTTGTGTCATATTTATGAACTGGTATCGGAAACAGATTAGCCGATTGACCAGATACTTCAGGATAACATAAAGCTGGTGCTGATCCTGTGGATACATTTGCTGAGAAATTACCATAGGCTACAGGAAAATATAAATTAGTCCCTCTATCGTTATTCGCTTTCACAGTCCTTGCATTTGGAATGGTAATAAAATCCCAGGGCCGTTGTTCTGTGAGTTGTAATGAAATAGAAGAATCATCATGAGAAATATCTATTAGCCTTCCTTGATAAATCTGCAAACAATTCGCAAGTGCAGTATCACCATTAAGCTGTGAATAGATTTTTACATCTCGATTAATATATTTCCTTGTTCCTAAAAATAATTCAGCCGAAAAATCATCACCTTTGAACTGGAAGTTGATTACATTCAAAGATATATTGCCTGTCTTTGCGGTGGAATTAGCTAAATCAATAGATGATCGTATAGATGGCTTATTCGTAATCGTTCCATGATAAAAAACAGAATCAATAGTTGTATCCGCAAGTGATATTGGTGTGAAATTATTCCAGTAGATTGCAGTATTGTTATTGTGAGTTGCCGCAGTTGTACTCATCGCACCACGATCAACAGTTAGCGTATTAGTTGAAATGCTTTTTACCTTCATAATCTCGCTTTCAACTTTGATATAATCACCAGCTTGAAAAACCGTGCCATCATCCACATCAACAGCCGTTTCAGAATCATCTAATGCTTCATTTAATAGATTAGCAGTACCACCAGATTGTAGCGTAGCATCCCACCCACCTTCTCCGCTTCCATGTGCATCACCATTATAGAAGCCTAATTGAACAATCCAGTTCTCCTGGATATTGCCTAATTTAGAAGATGTGGAATAAGCTGTCGGTAAGGTTAGGCTCATGCAAGGTTCATCCGCTGTGCTTTTTGTATAGCTGGGATGATTGAATCAATCACCGTTTCATCTACTAATGGTGCTGATATATTTAATGTAATTCCACCTTGCGGCCCGTTGATATTGGGGCCTTGTAGAGGTGTTACAGATACACGTTCTGCTTTGTTGCCTTCCCCTGTCATAAACATAGTTGGTCTATTTACTATACCATCAAATCCAGTTTCAGCCCCTTGTGCATTTGAAATCGCTTGTTGAATAGTAGCAACTTGAGCCGCACCCGTAGCGGCAATTCCAGCACCAGTTATAAATCCGAGTGTACCACCTTGCTTAAATGCCTTCATAACACCTGATGCAGTATCCGCTATTGCCGCAAATTGTGCTAATCTCATCGCTTGAACTTGTTGTCTTTTAGATGCACCAGATGTAGCCGCTAATAGATCACTTGTTTGGCTTAATGCAGTTGATGATGCACCAGCTATGTCATGAAAAGATGCGGCAAATAGACTATTACCCTTTGTCGCTGGATCAATAACTTCTACATATTCAATATCCATATCAATCTCAGCCCGTCTTAATTCAAGACCAACTACTGCTTGTGTATTTAGGGCTTTTTCAATATCTAATTGCTTTTGCTTCTCTTTATTTAAAGCATCTAATTTATCTGTAGCTTCTTTGTATAATTCATTATCTATAGATAATTGTTCTGCAAATTCTCTACCTTCAGCATTGGCTCTTTTTCTAATCATCACGAATGTTCTATAAGATTCACCACCAATATAATCAACTAAAGAAGCCTGTTCTTTTATTTGTTTATTTAATTCCTGAACCTGTATAGAGAAATCACTACTTGTAGTATCTCCATCTTTTAATGATCCGAAATATTTACTCCAGAAATCTATTGCTAAACTTAAATGAGGTTCTAATTTTTCAAATACGGGTATCATAATTGCCCCTATCTGTTCTGCCATATCACCTAAAGAATTTTTCATCTGTTCAACAGAACCAGCATAAGTATCAGCTTGTGCCGATGCCTGACCGCCAAAAAGAGTAGATACATTCTTTGTTAATGATTCAAGTCTTTCTGTTGAACCTACTGCACCTTCGACCTGGATACCATAACGACTCATGGCATTGGTGGATGATCCCAGAGTCTTTGCAACTAAATCACCAGCCGCTTTTAAATCCATCCCCATAGCAACCGCCATATCTAATGTGGCTTCTGTTGCTTTTTTGATTTGTTCTTCGTCTTTAATGAATGCGGCCAGACTTGATTGAACCCCTATAATTGCTTCATCACCGAAAGTAGTCATTTTCTGTAAGGCAGAAGCGTGCTTAAGTAAGGCGGTTGATGTCTTACCTAATGCTACTTCAAGTTTCTTTTCAGCTTGTTCCTGTTCACCAGCCAATCTTAATGCTGAACTGAATCCGTTTATTAATCCCCTCGTAGCGAAATAAGCCGCACCAGTAGCTAATGCCGCCTTTCCTAAAGTTTTTATTGATCCCGATAAACCTTTTAAGTTTTTCTGTGATTTACTTGCACCAGTTGTTGAGACTTTTATATTTAGTTTTTTATCGGCCATAATTAAACTCTGGGGATCGGTTTACAAGGGAGGCTGTGCATAAGATCATCGGTATATTGACAATCATCGATCCCCAAATCTTTATCTTTTTTTAGCATCTTTTTCCTGTCGATGTCTTAATGCGACACCCATTTCATTTTTAATGATTGTAAAGTACTCCAATTTATGAGCATCGGTTTCATCTAAGGTTCTACCCAAAGGGATATGGTAGTCAATGATGTAGTGATATTCATTTATTAGATTGAAGGATTCATCATCTAATAGGTATTGTGGATTTGCGAATAGTGGGATCAGATACCATAATTCTTGTCCGAGTGTTCGTTTGCCATCACTCGCATTCGATATTTCCAAAACCTCTTCAAAGATGTCATCAACATGATTAAATTCCTTTACCTTTCTTGATACGGGAGTTTCGCCAATGTAGGGAAACAAATATTGATCGTGTGGCTTCGGTTGGAATACCCAATACCACACACAAAAGGCTAACCCCCATCTTCTTTTTTTGCTGAAGCCGACAATCCCAAATATTCCATCATGCAAGCTATCAGAATTTTTAATTGAAATTCATATTCATGTTCTTTCAAAGAATCATCAGGCTTGTTAAATGCGATCTCTGCCGTATGTCCCAATAAGACATTGAAGTCTTTTTGGCTCACGTTATCAGTACCATTTCTATAGACATCCGCAAATTCACCATGCAATCCAAGTTTATCTGAATAACTAATTTCTTTTATCAGGAATTCCTGACCTTCTACTTCTATCTTCATATCGCCTCCCTAATTAATTAACAGGCTACTTCTACGAGAGCCGTACTGCCACCGCCAGTAGCTTTAATTGATACATCCATCATCATCATCGCCTGTTCATTAAAAGCCACGTTAGTGATGACTGAAGCTGGAATACTTATTCCGAAATTGTCATCCGCAAGTGCCGCTTGATGATTCAACAATGTAGCACCTTCTGATGCACCAGTTGCTTGATCCTGGAAGTTCTCAAAGAATGCCTGACACTTATCATCGTATTTAATCGTGGCATCCAAAGTAGCAGAGAATTCACCAGCCCTTGAGATTGTTTCAAATCCTGTAGATACAAGACCCAGGAAGTTGGCATCATTACTAAGATTTAATGCAAATGAACTCATCACTAAATCAGGCACACCTACTAATTGCCTATATCCAGCAGTCCATGAATTCATTGTATAGTTCTCAGTTGCCGCTGTGAAAGCAGTATCTACTGCACCAACCGTTGTGGCTTGTGTTGCATCTACTGCCGATCCCGTTTTGAAGGTAGCTGAGAATTTAATACGACCGCCTTCAGTTCCAGCATCACCCGAAAGCGATAAGGCTGTTACTACACAATCTTTAAAGCCCAAATCCATATCGGTGATTGGTGAAATCATAGCTATTGATAAGAGTGTTCCAGCTTGAGATGAATCACCCGATCCAACGCTTTGAGCAGAAGCATCTGATAGAAACGAATAAACACCACTCGCTGATCCTTCGGCTTCACTCATCATGTTTTCAAGTAGCATATCAAGGGCCGCTGTTGTCGCTGTTCCCGATACGCTGATTTCTGCTATTGCACCGACTTTAGTATGAAAGAAATCAGTAGTTTGTAAAACTCGACTGCCTGATCGTACATCCATTGTTTGATTTAGATTCAATGATGGTGAACTAATCGAATCCACATCTAAAGCATGATATGCGTTACCACCAGCCGCTGTTATTGTTCCGAAGGCATCCTGTTCCGCTATCGCAATTTTAAAAGCTGATGACGAATATGATGCTGTTGAAATTGCCATTATTCATTCCCCTTTGTTTTTAGTTTTATTTCTGTTACAAATTCCAGAGCTGGTTTTGGTATCTTTTCAACCTCAACTGTTTCCCCAGAATTAAGTTTGTTAATTATCTCCGAATCATATCCAGAATATTTAAAGCACCACATCTGAGTGATTGGATTCTTTTTATCTTTCAGTTCTATTTTCATACAGACTCCACATATATACAATTAAAATTAATCAATGCTCTAATCTTTGTTTCATCTTCTTCGTCCCGTTCATATACTATTGATGAAATTTGTCCAGCGATCCAAAAGTCTGAAACATCAGCATTGTTATCAGGTGCGAATAATCTTTTAATATGTTCCGCAGTATTTGAGATTTGCTTAAATATATTCTCACTCATATTGCCACCAGTTGTCAATTCGTAACTGATCAAAATCGAATACTCACGAGATTGGCCTCTGGCAAGTAGATCAATCAAACTATCTTCCAATGGCACAATAAGGATCGAATGGTTGCCTTTGTGAGAATCGAACGTGATCGGAACGGCTATTTCATTTGCAATTATATTCGCAATCTTGCCAACAATATTATTTGATATGTTTGTGTACTCGGTCATATACGATTCACTTGAGCCATCTTAATAGGTGTTGTTATTGAATCAATTTCACCAGAAATCTCCATTTCCCAGGTATCAGAAGCAGTTAAAACTCCAGGTGACCATCTCACATACATATTTTTCCCAACTGGATTCCATCCACCAGTCACGGTTTCGGTAGTATATAATGCTTCAACTTGTAATCCATCAGCATTTGATCCTTTTGTCGAATAAGTGATTGATGAATTTGATCCCCGTACAAGCGTTCCACCAGAAACAATAGAAATGCTTATTAAATCCCAACTCACAGATGGCTTCCCTTTAACGTCCACAATATCTGAAGTTGTAGAGCCATTCAAACTCACTCTCCTTACAATGCCATGATTCTTCTGTAATGATTCTTGTTGATTGATGGTTACTTCGCCCTTTCTTAATAGATCGAGCCATCCTGTACCTTCAGCATTACTTGCTTTTCCTGATAGGCTTTCGGATAATTCCTGATCGTAAGGTGCTGTGATAAATGATGCCGCCATGTTAGCGGTACTCATCACTATAATTTCTGGCCAATCATTACCAGTAGCTGAAGCAACACCCACTCCCTTCCTCGGATAGATTGAAATTCCGCCTGACATACTTCTTACGAAATCACTTGCTCTGGCAATTACCTTAGTGAGATGTGTATCCATATCTTCACCGAACTCAAAGAATGAACCATTTAAAGTATTAGCCGATCCACCACCTATATAATATTCAAGCCGTCCATCTGCTTCAACATACCGCCATTGATCATTTGATCCTGGCTCCGATCCTTGTTCTGCACCTAAATCTTTACCATCCTTGAATAATACACTAAATCCAGAACCAGCAGAATAATTATAGAACAAATGAGTAGTCCCACTCGCTACCCAATTTGGTGAAAGCACAGAGCGTTGTGAATATTTTGCCATCTCAGGCAAAACAAAAGCCACATCGCTTTGTGAGCAATAGCTTGATTCATAGGTACTCATGCTTCATATCCTTCATTTAATAATTCTAAATAACTGCAATTTTTTAATAGGGCCAAAACTTCGGCGACTTCACCCATCACTACACCATCCATATCAATCAAATCAACAATCGGAATTCTTTTCGCTTTACGGATCGCTTTATTGATATTGACAAGATCATTACCATAATCAATACGGCCTTCTACTGCTTCCATGAATTTCGTTTTATTCATCTAATATTTCAAAATGACACAAATCATCAAACACGTTATCTTTAGTTTCAAAATCTCCATCCCAATCTCCGCCCCATCTTATTTTGACACCTTGACTTTTGGCAACACCTTTAACATAACCACCAAAGTAATGAAATCTATCCCTGTCTTTAAAATCCACAGGAAACGGATATACGTCCAGAGCCTTGCCTAAAACGTGCTTACCAAATTTGGTCTTACTTTTACCTTGTTCAACTAATTCATTCTGGCGTTCCTGGCTTCGTAATCCTTCCGTAACGGTGCAATCAAATTCCTTAACTACTTCATTAAAGACATTTTGAAGCTTTATGTCTACTCCCTTCATATTGCCCTTACTTCTTTTACCGAATTTTGGCATACTATTTACCTTTAAATACGCCTTCTAATAGATCAGTAACAACATCCATCATTTCTTCAAAAAAGATTTGTTCTTTTTCTTCCTTAACAAATGGAATATTAATTTTCTCATTCATTTTTGTAGCTAACATATCAGAAAATTCATCAGATGCTATATGCCCCATAGCTTCTTCTTTCATTTTCTCTGCTTGACTCTCAGCCAACTGTACTAGCATTGATTTAATATCCATTACATCATCCTCATTAACACATTTACGATTATTGGGACTGCGAACATCGCTACGCCACCCCAAGTTTTAATTTCTACAAGTTTTACTTCATGTTCAGCAACCTTGCCGTTTACTTTCTCAAGGTGCTTATCAATTCTTTCTATATTCTTAAAAATAGACACTTGCCTTTCATTGAGTCTGGTAAGGAGTCTGATTACTTCTTCTCTATGTTGTTCGGTTTTCATTTGCCATTACCATTCATTCGAGACATTATTCCATCCATGCGAGATAATTGTTTTTCCACATCACCAAGTGCTTCAAGCATCGCTTCGTGCCTTCTGTTTCTTTCATCATTCTGCTGTTCACTTTCTCGTTGGATTCTATCTAACAACTTGATTAGGATTCCTTCAACATTATTGGTTTTTGATTCGGTTTTAGCAATATCCACCTGAATTTTATCAAGTGATTCAGATTGTGCATTTTGGCTCTTTATCAAATTCGTTATCATAAATCCGAATAATAGGCTTATTACACCAGTTGCTCCGAGTGTTCCCCATGATTCCATCAATAAATTGAAATCCATTCTTCATCTTACCTTGTAGTTTGGTTATCCTAATTCCATATTTCGTAGTAATCATCAAACTGTACCGACTGCCACATAGCCCATTGATATAAGTTTCCGAGCATATCTTCTACCCATTCATAAGTCGGACTATTAAACCATAGTAGTCTATCTGCAAAGTGACCTATGTGATAGAACAGTATTGATAGTGTTTTTCTCATTCCGACAATCTTCGTTCCGATGATTTATTACTAATTTTCATATTCAATCCGTGTTTTTCATACTATTACGCAAGTTTGTGTTATGCAATGTAGTATATTTCGCACATTTTAAGTGGTTAGCCAGACTACCCATTTACTTATTTTATTCACCGCCACCCAAGACTTTTGATAGAAGCGACTTATTTACTGCTTCCAATTCTTGCTCTTTGTAGCCTTCTAATCTGGACACTCGATCCTCCATCATTTTATCGTACTCCACGAGAGATTTCTCAATCTGCCGAATATCATTTGAGTTGGAATCAATCTTACCATTAAGAGCATACCAAGCCCCAGTTATCGTGAACACAAAGAACACTAACTGCACCAGGAGTTTGACGGAGAGAGTAATCTCCAACGCTGACGGATCTTTTAATGCTTTGGGCATACATAGGTGTAACTAACTTGATAATTGTAACTCGTACTTACACATTTCAACATACTTTTTGGGGATTGTAATCGAGTAATATTATTCTTCAATCCAATTCTCCGAGATATAAGATTTCACTTCTTCATTGGTGAATATCTTAATAGAACTTGGTAGAGCCTTTAATTCTTCGAATGTCAAATCCGACTTGATACAGTATTCTGAACCATCTGGTGCTTCACGTTTAGCGAAGTATAATGGATGACGTTCCACCATATCATCAACCTTTGCTTCGTGGTCTGTAGTCACATCAACTTCCTGTGCCGTATAAGTATATGACTCACTTTCAGTTGGATGACCATTCTCCATTATATGCTCATCAATAGCCGTGAGCAGTTCTGCCTTTGTACCACTTCCAGATATGCTGTAAGTGTCCATAAATGCTTGAATTTCCGACTTTAAATCATCTTCGGTAGGTAGAGTCACATTCACATCTCTTGTGCCTGTTTTCTCCACATCCTTGTATGAATCTATCGAAGTCCAATCGTATCTCGAACTAATGCGAGTCGTAGCATCTTTTGGTATGATTAAATAGTGTGTGTATTGACCTTTCATAATATTATCCTAACTGTGTTTGCTTTTTCCAGCGTTGTAATTTTTAGTGACTTCATCTGATGAGAGTGCTTTTGAGTAGATACGGACATCATCAATTTTTCCGTCTGAATATGACGTTCCATATTTTCCAATATGAACATTCTCCCCTAAATTTGGCATAGCAACATAAGTTCCAGCCTGTGTAGATGAACCCACAGAGTGACTACTCCCATTTACATAAAACTTGACTCCACCATTTGGATTTACTCCATCATAAGTCATAGCAAAATGAACCCATTGACCTTCATAAGACGTTAATGTAGAAGCCCCAACTATTTGCCAGTAGTCTGTCGAAGTATCGACTAAAAAAAGTTGCAATGTATCAGAAGAATTAATCCGAAATAGATACTCCCAATTCACACCATAACTCCCCTTCGTTACAATAGTAAAATTGCTTGCATCATCCATTTTAGCCCACGCTTCAACACTAAATGGTCTATCATCTACACCATCTCCAAAACTCAACACTTCCGAATCTGGCACTTCCACATATTCTGCACCATTCAGCGTAAGACAATTCTCGGTAGTATCTGTAAGATAGAATCCTTGCGAATCTCTACCACTTGTAAGACATTCCGTGAGTACGATTGATGCTGGTGATGTTGAAGATACTGTGCCGTGATTAGAATTGGTGCTTCTATCTGTCCAAGTAGTAATTCCATCATTACGCCAATATCCTTGTAGGTCACCAGAATTGTCGTAGTTACCGCTATCAGTAGTAGCATCTAATGGTGTGCCTGAATTATATAGAGCAGTTACTGCATCAGCATCTAATGCTTCATCCCAGATTGCGACTTCGTTGATGAGTCCGTCAAAGTAATCCCCACCAGAAGGATTGGATTTACCAATGGTTGTGTTATGTGATGCTGATTCCA